GAAGCCGGCCGCGCTGATGTCTATTGCCTGACGGTTCCCGGCATCGGCGCCTTCGCCGTTGGGGGCGGACTGATCGTCCATAACTGCACCCGCTATCTCGTGATGACCGGCCGAGCCGTCGCGCAGCCGGTCCCGGCGACCGAGCGCCAAGCGCAGCCCTCCGGCTTCGTGACCCTCGACGATTCCGCGGGGTATTGACGTGCTGAAACCCGTTCCGCTGCCCGAGGAAGACGACAACGCGCCGACCGAGGAGCAGGCTCAGGCCGTCCGTGAAGCGCGGTTCTCCTCGGTCCTCTCCGCGCTCGATCAGAAGGCGCGAATCTGGGTCGGGCGGAAGCAGCCGGTGGAAGAGCGGTGGCTCAACGATCTCCGCCGATTCCATGGGCTCCATGACCGCGACCTTGAGATGAAGCTGAACAAGCTCCGCACCGCGGGACGGATCAGGTCGGATGTCGTGGTCAACGTGACCCGCGTGAAGACGAACGCGATGGCCGCGAAGCTCGTCGACATGCTGTTCCCAACTGACGAGAAGTGCTGGGACATCTCACCGACGCCTGTTCCCGAGATGGAGATCGAGACGGAGCGCCTGGCCGATGAGATGGCCGAGAAGAAGGCCGCGGTGGAAGCGGCCGAGGGGCAAGACGGTGGAGCGCCGGCGGCCGACGCCGACTATTCGCAGGTCGAGGCGGCGTTCAACGCGCTGAAGCTCCAGCAGAAGGAGGCGCTGCGCCGCTGCGAGGGGATGGAGCGCGAGATCGCCGACCAGCTCGCGGAGTCCCGGTTCTCCGCCGCCGCGCGTGACGTGATTGACGACGCCTGCCGGCTCGGCGCCGGGATCATCGAGGGTCCGACCGTCAACACCCGACTCCGGAGGGGCTGGGTTCCCGAGGTCATGCTTGATGAGGCGGGGAAGCCGGTCCTCGATGAGAACGGCAAGCCCAAGCAGGTCTTCCGGCTGGAGTTCGGGGGCGATCCTCGCCCCTCCGCCCGGCGGATCGACCCGTGGTCGTTCTTCCCGGACCCGGACGCGACGACGATGGAGGAGGCCGAGGGCTTTCTCGTTCGTTCGCTGGAGACGAAACGCTCGATGCGGGCGCTCGCGAAGCTGCCCGGCATCAACAAGGACGCGCTCCGGAGGCTGATCCAGCGCGGGCCGACCGGCGATGCGCCTTGGTATCTGGCCGAACTGAGGGCCATCGGCGAGAAGACGGACACCCGGACGGAGCCGCGCTTCTCGGTGTGGCGCTATGTCGGGGCTCTGGAGAGCGAGGACATCCGCGCGCTGGGCGAGTATCTGGGCGACGACTTCCTCATCGCCATGGCGGACGAGGCCGACCCGCTCGACGAGATCAACATCGTCGTGCTGTTCTGCGACGGGGAAGTGCTTCAGGTTGACCCGCACCCCTTGGACAGCGGGGAGTCGCTCTTCTCCATGTTCTGCCTTGAGCGGGATGAAGCCTCGCTCTGGGGTTACGGCATCCCGTGGATCATCCGGAACGAGCAGCGCATCCTCTCCGCGGCATGGCGCGCGATGATGGACAACGCCGGCGTCGCGGCCGGCCCGATGATCGCCCGCTCCTCCAAGGCGAAGACCGAGGACGGGACGAACCAGATCAGGCCGTGGCAGGTATGGATCTTCGACGACGAGGTGAACAACGGCGGCGCCCGCTACACGCCGGTCTTCCCGATTCAGTTCGACATGAACCAGGGGCAGTTGGCGAACATTATCGCCATGGCGCGGGCGCAGATCGACGACGTGGCCGGCCTTCCGCAGATCCAGCAGGGCGAATACCACGAGGGGCAGACGAAGACGGTCGGCGGGATGGCGATGATGATGTCCGCCGGGAACATCCTCTTCCGCCGCATCGTCCGGAATTGGGATGACGACCTCGCCGTGCCGCTGATCCGTCGCTTCTACGACTGGAACATGCAGCACACGACGAAGGACCACATCCGCGGGGACTACGAGACGCGCGCGCGGGGCTCCTCCGTGCTCCTTGTCCGGGAATTGCAGTCCCAGAACCTCATGTGGCTGATGGCGAACTTCGCCGACGACGAGGACATCGACATCGAGGAGGTGAAGCGGGCGTTCTTCCGGTCCCTTCTCCTCGACTCCGACACGTTCATCCGCTCCGCCGAGGAAAAGCAGGCGTGGGCGGTGGCGCAGAACGGCAAGACCGGCCCGAGCGAGGGCGAGTTGAGGCTCGCCGAAATCAACATGAAGCTCGATGTCGCCGAGATGGAGAGCGCGTCCCGCCGGGAGGTGGCGATGCTCGGGCATCAGACGGCGATGATGGGCCTCGCCGAGGACCGGAACATCGAAGTCGACAAGCTGGCCGCCATGCTGGAGAAGGCGCGCGGCGATCGGGATGCGAAAGAGCGGATCGCCGCCGCCGAGATCGCCGACAAGCGCGTCACAGGCGTCGGCGGCGGCGGCATCGTGTGATCGACGAGCATTCCCACACATGGCTCGCCGTAAAGGCCAGAGCCGAAGAGATCGAGGCCGAGAGCGTGCGCGCGATATGTCAGCGCGCCGCCGATCCGGTCTTCACCGAGTTCGAGAGGGGCCGACTGGCCGCCGCGCGGGCGATCATCGCCCTGGCCGCCGAAGCCCCCTCGGAACTGCCGCCAGAGGACGTGTCCTACTGACGGCCGACTGACCGCCGCCCTTCAAGGGCCGCACCCCCACAAGGACCAATCCATGACCGAGGACGATTCCTCGCCCGCCGAAGAGGCCGGCGAGTTCGAGAAGGCTTTCGCCGCTGCGGTGGAAGCGAAGACGACCGAGCCAGACGATCAGAAGCCCGCTCCCCAGCCGGCGGATGACGGTCAAGGCGCCGACGACAGCCAGAAGCAGCCCGAGAAGCCTCGGGCGAGAAGCTGGCGGGAGGCCCCCGAGGAATGGCGCATGACGTTCGAGGAAGCCCTCGCGCATCGTGAGCGTTCCGACGCGGGCAGGATTGCAGCCCTGCAACGGCAGGTCGCCGAACTGAAGGCAGGAACGCCCGCCCCCGCGGCCGGCGACAAGCCAAAGGAAGGCGAGGAGCAGCGCGAGAAGCGGACAGTGCGGCTGATGCAGGTCCGGGAGGAGTATCCCGACCTCGCGGAGCCGTCCATCGACGAGCTGGCCGACCTCCGGGAGGAGGTGAAGCGGCTCAGCGACAACACGTCTGCGATCAAGGCCATGGGCGACGAGCAGCAACGCGAAACGCTCGACGCCAACAACGGCGCACTCCTCCAGAAGCACCCGGATTTCTACGAGACCCTCGAAAAGGAGGGTCCGCGGTTCTCCGAGTGGCTGCAAACCGAAGCCCCGGCCAAGTTCGGGGCGATTGTCGAGGCGAACAAGACCGGCATCTACGATCCCGTTGGCGCGGCAAGCGTCTTCGAAGCCTTCAAGGCGTTCATCGGCTCCCCGAACCCATCCAAAGACCCTTCGGCCGACCGACGACAGCGCCAGATGCGCGCCGCATCCACCCCGGGAACGGGGGGCGGAGCGCGACCGGGCAATCTCCATCCTGAGACCGGCGATTTCGATGCGCACTTCACGCGCTTCGCCGCCGCCAAGGACAAGGAGCTTCGGGCGGCCCTCTGATGAGGAGCCCCCGCCATGAGCGGAACTCGTTATACCGACGCCGGCATTACGCCGGTCATCGAAGCCTACGTCGCCGTGGAGATGCTCTCCTACGCGGCGCACACCGTCGTTCTCGACAAGTTCGGCATGAATCAGACCATGCCGAAGAACAAGACGCAGGTCATCAAGTGGCGGCGTCCGATCACCTTCGACCCGGCGACCACGCCCCTCTTCGAGGGCGTGACCCCCAACCTGACGCAGTTCGGCTACGAGACCGTGACCGGCACGCTGAAGCAGTTTGGGCAGGTCGTCGAGATCACCGACATCATCGAGGACTTCGCCCTCGATCAGGTCGCGAAGGACGCCTACCAGCAGTGCTCGGACAACATCTACCGCACGCAGGAGGCTCTTGATTGGGCGATCCTCCGGGCGGGAACGTCCGTCTCCTACGCCAACGGCTCCTCGCGGGCCGCGGTCAACTCCGTCCTCAGCCTCGACAAGATCCGGGCCGTGGTGCGGGGCCTCCGTCGCAACAAGGCGAAGATGATCACGATGGCGCTCTCGTCCTCGCCGAACTTCGCCACGCGCGCGGTGGAGCCGGGCTGGGTCGCCATCGGCCACACCGACCTGGAGCCGGACATCCGGAACCTGCCGGGGTTCATCCCCTGCGCCTCCTATGGCTCGAAGAAGATAATCTGCGAGCAGGAGATCGGATCGGTCGAGAACGTGCGCTTTGTCCTCTCCGAGGATCTTGAGCCGTTCGCGGACGCTGGCGGGACCGCCTCGACGAACGGGACGAAGACCACGAGCGGCACCGCCGCCGATGTCTACCCGCTCCTGTTCCTCGGGAAGGAAGCCTACGGCCGCGTCGCGCTCCGCGGCGCCGGTTCGATTTCCCCGGCCATCGTGCCGGTCAACCAGCGGGACAAGTCGGACCCGCTCGGGCAGCGCGGGTTCATCGGCTGGAAGATGTATCACCTCACCGTGATCCTCAACCAGCTCTGGATGACAAGACTTGAGGTGGCGACGACCGCCCTCTGATGACGACCGGCGGGGCGTAAAGCCCCGCCACATCCCCACAATCTGACACAGGAGGGCGACATGCCCCTTCAGATGAAGAGCGGCGTCATCAAGGGCGCCGGAGCCGTGGTCAATATCGACTGCGGTTTCATTCCGAACCTCGTGTTCCTCAACAACAGCCGCGGCTCCGCCGAAACGCTGACGTTCTGGGACGGGTATTCGATCCTCGGCTTCGACTCCGGCTCGGACGAGATCCTTCCGGGCGACAACATGGTCGACGCCACCGGCGGCGGGACGTTCACCGTGGTTTCCGTCACGCTCCGCACCGGCTCCTGGGCCGGCGGCGACGCGGCGGGGTTCATGGAGATCGTCGCCGACACCGGCACGATCGCGAACAACAACAACCTGAACCGCGTTGCGGCGAACCCGCCCGGTCCTGTTCGCGAAGCGGCGTCCAACGTGGCGACGATCGACGGCTCCGTCGTGCCCTTCGACATCGACATCGACACCGAGGCCGGCACCCCGGCTTCTCGGTTCGTCGTCCCGTATCTCGGCGTCGCCGGGACCACGGCGAAGGGCTTCACCATCGCGGCAGGCGCGGCGGTCTCCGGCGAATACGTTCGCTGGACGGCCTTTGGTCGGGAGTAATCCCCATGCTGACCAACCGCGAAGCGAAGCAGCTCCTGATCCACGCTCAGCAGGAGCTTGGGTCGGGCAACTTCGAGCGGCTCGTGCGGGAGATGATCGACAACGGCGTCGTGCCGGCCACCCAGGTCGCGCACATCGCCAATCTGACGATCACCGCCACCTTGGGCTCGCTCCCGACCGCCAACGGCGCCGTGACCATCGCCAACGCAGCCTCGCCCACCGTGGCGGAGTTGCAGGAGGCCGTGGTCGAACTGAACGCGAAGATCAGCGCCATCCTCGTCGCGATCGAGACGGCGCGGATCACGGCGTCCTCGTGACGCTTCCGGCCGCCCCGGGAGACCGGGGCGGCTTCACCCCCTGAAAACGAGGCTTTCCCATGGCGCAGACGCGCAAGGTCGCTCTTTCCGAGGCGACGCACGAAGAGCTTGCCGCAGCGGCGAAGCTCCTCAATCTCGATGTCGCCGGCGCGTCCAGCCCGGCCAAGCTGCGGGCGCTCATCAAGGCGACGCACCCCTTCGACGAGATCGACGTTCCCTCCGACGAACTGGCGCAGCCGCGCGTCGTCGGCGTCCAGACCAAGGGCATCCCCGCCGACTATCACCAGCCCCGAAAGGGCTATGTCCGCGTGGACGGGAAGGACTACCCCGTGACCCCGGACGGCAAGGTCATCGTGACGATTTCCGCGACGGACATGAATCAGCGCGGGCACGAGGAGGTGCAGGTCAACGAGCGCGTCATGCTGATCCCCGTGGGCGAGCCGGTCGCGATCCCGGTCCATTTCTTCGAGGCGCTTCTCCACACGGTCGGCAAGGTCGCCGTCGTGGATACGAAGACCTCGGAAATCCGCGGCTGGCGCGAGGTGCCGCAGATTCCGTTCTCCGTCCAGGCCCCTGCGTTCATTGACGGCTGATGACCTTCCTCGAACTCTGCCGGCGGGTTGCGAAGGAGTCCGGGACCATTCCGGGCTCCAACCAGCCCGCCACCGTCACGGCCCAGACCGGCAGGCTGGGGAAGGTCGTCGATTGGGTGGCGACGGCATGGGACGACATCCAGCGCCGCCGCGCGGACTGGCTCTGGATGCAGGACGAGTTCTCCGGCGAGACGCTTTCCGGAATCCCCTCCTATGCTCCAGATGGAGCCGAGATCGGCCTGACCCGCTTCGCCGAATGGCGCGTCCGTCGCTATACCGGGTCCGACAGCGACATCACGATCTACCGGACGGCTTCAGGCGTGGAGGACGAACGCGGGATGCTCTGGCTCCCCTACGAGACGTTCCGGCGGCAATACATGCGCGGCGCCGCGTCTCTGGTGACGGGCTATCCAGCCTACGTCACCATCGAGCCGAACCGGAACCTTCGGCTTCACCCGATCCCCGATGGGGCCTACACCATCAAGGGCCGCTACGAGAAATCGCCGCAGACGCTTTCCGAGGACGCGCACGTCCCTGAAATGCCGAGCCAGTTCCACATGCTCATCGTGTGGGAGGCGCTGACACGCTACCTCGCCATCGAGGACGAGAGCGCGGGGCAAATAGGGGGATGGGAGCGCAACCGCTCCGCCATCGACTTCGATCTCTGCGCGTCAGAGACGCCGAAGACCACCTTCGCGGAGAGCTGGGTGTGACCCGCCAGACCCCGACGACGGTTCTCCTGCAAGGGGGGCTCGACCTCGCCACGCCGGCCATTGCGGTGAAGCCTGGCGTCGCGATCGGAGGCTACAACTACGAGCCGGTCGAGTCCGGCTATCGGCGGATCGGCGGGGTCGAGCGGTATGACGGCCGCCCGGCGCCGTCCGAAGCCTCCTACTCGATCCTCCGGTTCACCAACGGCTCCACGGAGATCGGGGCGGGCGTCGCCGTGGAGGGCGGGACATCCGGGGGCTCGGCCATCGCGGTTCTCGATGCGGTGCTGGAGAGCGGCAGCTACGGCGGCGGCGACGCTGCCGGGTATGTCGTCCTCCTCGTCATGCCCACGTCGCAGCCGTTCACCGATGGCGAAGACCTCAAAGTCTCATCGGTGAAGGTCGCCGAGGCGGACGGAACAAACGTCACGCGGGACGCCAAAAACGACACGCTCGACCGGACCTATCTCAAGGCCGCCGCCGACTATGCCAGGTCGCGGATCGCCGCGCCGATCGGTTCAGGCCCGATCCGGGGCGTCGTCGCCTTCACGGACAACCAGAATTACAGCGGCTTGTTCGCATTTCGGGACAATGCCGGTGAGACGGCCTGCGATATGTTCTTCGATGGAATCGGGACGGGCTGGGCTCCGATCACGCTTCTGAACCTCCTCCCCTTCACCAACGGGAACCAGCCGTCAGGCTCCTTCGATGAAGGCGACACGATAACCGGCGGCACATCCAGCGCCACGGCGATCATCCTGAAGGTCGTCCTCCAGTCAGGGGCATGGGACGGAACCGGCGTCGGGTATTTCGTGGTCTCCAACCCCGCGGGGACGTTCACCGCGGAGACGATCACAACCTCTGGCGCGTCAGCCTCAATCTCCGGGCCGCCGACCGCCATCACGTTCCCGCCTGGCGGAACCTATCGCTTCGTCGCTCACAACTTCCTCGGGACGACGGGAACCAAGCGGCTCTATGGCGTCAACGGGGTTGGCAGGGCCTTCGAGTTCTTCGAGGGGTTCAGCAACGCCCCCGTCGTCGTGCCCATCAGGGTCGAGGGGCTGACCGACGCGCAGGACAAGCCGATCCACATCGAGGAGTTTTCGGAGCACTTGTTCCTCTTCTACCGGAACGGTGCGATCCGGGTCTCCTCCATCGGCGAGCCGACCGTCTTCAACGGGACCACGGGAGCCGCGGAGTTGGGCTTCGGGACCGAGATCAGGGATGTGATCGTCGCGAACACCGCGCTCGTCGTCTTCGGCGACACCAAGATCGCCTACATCACCGGCACGGACGCGACGAACTGGCAGGTTCTGGAGATCACCGACGACAGCGGCGCATCGGTGGACTCGGCTCAAATGGTGGACACGCCCTATTATTTTGATGGACGGGCGATCCGTCGCCTCTCGACGACCGAAGCCCTGGGCGGATGGAAGATGGGCTCCGTGGCCTCGCAGATCCAGAAGTTCTGGGAGGTGAAGAGCCGGGCTTTCGTCACCGTCGTCGGCTCCTACCGGGTCCGGGCGAGGGATCACTACGTCCTCCTCCTCAGCGACAAGAGCGGGGTCGTCACCTATCTCGGCCGCAAGCGAGCCGAGGCCATGCCGATCGTTCTGCCCTTCCAGGCGTCAGCGATCTATTCGGGCGACGATCTCGGGAGAGAGAGGGTCTTCCTCGGGGCGGAGGACGGCTTCGTCTACGAGATGGACGCCGGGCGGAGCTTCGACGGGGCCGAGGTGGATTACCTCCTCGTCCTCGGCTTCATCTCGGTCGGCGGGGCATATCGAAACAACCGCTGGCACAAGGTCCGCATCGGGCTTGAGGCGCTTGATCCCGTTGTGACGCTCGCGCAGTCCGCAGAGTTCTCTTACGCGAGCGATCAGGGGGCTCCGGGGATCGAGACGGCGCTCGAAGTCTCCGGCGGCGGCGCCCGATGGGATGTCGGGAACTGGAACGAGTTCTACTGGAGCCTCCCCGAGGTCGCAGAAGGCGAGTCCGACATCGACGGGCTCGGCTATAACATCGGCATCTCCCTCTATGGCGAGGCCGATTTCGAGCCGTCGCACATCCTGAACTGGATGACGCTCTTCACCACCCCGAGGAGACAGCAGGGATGAGCTTCAGCTTCACCGCCTTCACCCGCGCCACCCTCGCCAGGTCCGAGGCGGTGAACGCCGTCTTCAATGCGATCAAGGCATATACGGACAGCCTGCCCGCCGTCTCCAAGATCATCGCGGGAACCGTCACCTACGCTGCGGACAGCGGCGCGGCCGACGCCTATGTCGTAACCCTCAACCCCGCGCCACTGGCCTATTCCGAGGGTATGACGGTCGACTTCAAGGCGACGAACGCCAACACCGGGGCCAGCACGATCAACGTGAACAGCCTCGGAGTGAAGGCGATCCGCGCCTATGACGGGGCCGTGCTTGTCGCCGGTCAGATTCCCGCCGGCGGGATCGTGACCGCCCGCTACGACGGCTCCGTGTTCCGCCTCAACAACATCGTCGGGGTCTCAGTGCCTGACGACGACACCGTGACCAACGCCAAACTCGCCGACATGGCGCAGGCGACGATCAAGGGGCGGGCAAGCGGAGCGGGAACCGGAGACCCGACCGATCTCAGCGGGGCGCAGGTTTCGGCGATCCTTTCCGCGGCCTCGGACTCGGCTCAGGGCGCGGTCGAACTGGCGACGACTGGCGAGGCGACGACAGGAACGGACACGGCGAGAGCCGTGACGCCGGCGGGGCTCCTCGCCGGGCTCCGGGGGAACCTCCTCGGGACGGTCAGCGAGTCGTCAGGAGACCCGACAGGAGCCGTGATCGAGCGCGGCTCCAACGCGAACGGCAAATATGTCCGGTTCGCCGATGGGACGCAGATTTGCACATTGACCCAGACCGGCGTCTCCGTGGCGATCACGACGGCGACGGGTCAATTATTCCGGGACAATGGGACATTGGCGACATGGACCTTCCCGGCGGAGTTCGCCGCGGCCCCGGTCTGCATCATCACGCCCCTCAGCACGTTCATCTGGGGCGGTATGATCTCCGCGACGACGACTGCGGCGACGCGAAACCTCCTCGCGGCGGTGAGCTACAACAGCACGCTGGCCATCACCAATGTGGCGATCGGAAGGTGGTTCTGATGCTCATCTTTCTCTCTCCGATCCGTTCGGATGCGGCGTTTTCAGCGTCGATCTCCGGTGAAGTGCTCACCATCAACGGGGAAGCCCTCGACCTCTCTGGCATTGAGGAGGGCCAATCCATGGCTGCGGACGAGATCGGCTCGGCATGGATCACGAACTACGTCACGCGCACCGGCGGGGTGCTTGGCGTCACGCTGGCGTTCCCCGTGGCCGCCAACGCTTCCGAGGCGGCGCGGTTCCCCGCACCTCTTGATGATCCCGCCGACGGCCCGCTCGCAATTCCGGAATGAGAGGCGAATCATGGACATGAGCAAGCCGCCGAAAGGCCCATCGGAGAGCGTGGCCGAAAACCTCGACGCCATCCTCTCGAAGGACAGCCCGCTCATGCAGCGGGCTCGGACCACGGGGTTTCAGGTCGCCAATCGTCGCGGAGTTCTCAACTCCTCCATCGCCGCCGGCGCCGCGATGGGCGAGATGATCGACCGGGCGACGCCCATCGCGCAACAGGAAGCGCAGCAGGGTTTCCAGGCAGGAGAGTCCGCAAGAGACAGGGCTCAGCGTCTCGAAGAGCAGAAGCGCGATCAGGACTTCACCACGAAGGAGAACACGGCGGAGCGGACGTTCCGAGGCGGAGAGTCCGCGCTGGACCGGGAGCAGCAATCCCGCATCGCCGCGATGAACCTTGAGGCGACCGAGAAGCAGACCCTAAGCAACACCGTCGCCGCAATGGAAAGCGTCTACGCCTCTCAGTTCAACGCGATCATGGCCAACACCGAGCTGAACGCCGAGCAGCGCGACGCCCAGATCCAGTCTCTCAACAACACCCGACTCCAGCGGGTGAACCTGACCGAGCAGATTTTCGGGGTGAAGCTGAAGCTGCCCCGCCGCAACAGGCCGAACAACCCGCCCGCGCAAGAGCCCAGCCGGCCCAACCGACCGAACAGGCCAAATCGGCCAAGCCGCCCGAACGCGCCCAGACCAACCGGGAACCGCCCGCCGGCGGAACAGGGCAATAGGAGGTAGATCATGGGCCTGTTCAGCGGACTCAAGAAGGTCTTCAAGAAGGTCACGAAGGTCGTCCTCAAGGTCGCGCCTCTGGCGCTCCTCGCCGGCGCCGTAATCTTCACCGGCGGGGCCGCGCTGGGCCTCGCTCCGTTCGCGGGAGGATGGGGAGCCGCCGCAGCGGGGTTCGCATCCAATCTCGGGCTGACGGGAACGCTGGGCTCCATCGCGACGGGCGCGATCACGCAGGCCGGCTATGGCGCGGCGATCGGAGCGGTGGGCGGACTCGTAACCGGGAGCGACCCGATCAAGGGCGCGCAGCTCGGCGCGCTGGCAGGAGGCGTCACCGGAGGGTTCACCGGGGCCATGGCGGCGCCTGGCGCGGCCGCGGGGTCGGGAGCCGTCGCTCCGACTGGCGCAGGAGGCGCAGCGACCCCCACGGGTTTCGGCGCCGCGATGCCGCAAACCACCGCGAGCGATCTTGTGCTTGGCGCCCAGCCGGGAGTCTCCGGAGCATCCGCCGCCGCGCCCTCAGTCACGGCCGCCGCGCCGACGCCGACAGGGTTCGGCTCCTTCCTCGACAAGGAGACGGTCGGACGGGCGATCGCCGGCCTCGGGCAAGGGTATCTCGAAGGCCAGGTCGCCAAGGACGAGCGCAAGGCGCAGTTCGACCTCCTCGACCGTCGGACGGATTCCTACGACCTCGCCGACGAGTCCTATCAGCGGGCACCGAACGACCGGACGGCCCGCCCGACCCCGACGCAGTTCTATGCCGAGCAGCGCGGGCGCTTCGCCGCGCGCTACTCCTTCAACCCGGAATCCGGGCGCATCGAGAGGGTGGCGTGATGGACAAGCCGATGCAGATTCCCGAAAATATGTCCGGGCTCCAGCCGTCCGAGAAGGCGATGGGGCCGCAGACGACGGCGGACCAGATGACATGGCTCTCCGGGGATGGGGAAGCCTCTCCCGAGGAGCAGGAAGTTTATGAAGCCCTTGTCGCAGGCGCGATTGAGGCGATGAGCGCGGAGGGCGTCGACGAGTCCATCGCGTCACAGATCGCGGAGGCGCAAGACCTTCCGGAAACCATGGGCTTCGTCTCCGGAACCCTTTTCGAGCGCGCCATGGCTGCGGCGGAGGACGCCGGGATGACTGTTCCCGACGAGGTGATCTTTCCCGCCGTGCTCGAAATCTACTCCAACGTCGTCGAGATGGCCGAGGACACCGGGAAAGCCCCGGATCAGGACGCGATCAATAACGGCTTCTATCACGCGCTCGACAAGGTGAGGCTCGCGATGCAGAAGATGGGCCGGATCACCCCGGAACAGGCCGCCGCCGAACTTGAGGAGCTGAAGGCGCTGGAGGCGTCAGGCGAGCTTGCCGGCATGGCGCCGCAGGGTGGCGGCCAGCTCGCCCAGCCCGCGCCCCAGCCGGCCCAGCAGACGGCGCAGAAGCCCCGGCAGGGCTTCGCGGCCATGGGAGCGGCGTGATGGCCTCCGGGTTCGCCTACGCGCTGGCCGGCGGCGTCAAGGGCTTTGGCGAAGGGCTTGTGGCGCAGGCTCAGGCCGAGCGCGAGGCCAGCCGCGAACGCATCCGCATGATGTTCCAGCGGGAGGAGCGCGTCGCCGGGCAGGAGTTCACGCTGGAGCGGGACGATGCCGGGCGCGAGTTCACCACATCGGAGCGCGAGGCGTCTCAGGGATTCCAGGCCGCCGAGAACGCCCGGACCCGCGCGGCCGCGGCATCTCGGGAGACCAAGGGCGACACCGACAAGGGCGAACTCATCACGATGGAAGACGGGACGCTTGGGGTTCGCCGCGGCGACAAGGTTACGCCGGTCACGGGGCCGGATGACAAGCCGGTCAAGGGTGCGGCGAAGGACA